TAATATACTAACCATATTAAACAAAATAAACAGGTCTTCAGTATGACAAATCAAACAGACAGTATTTTATTTTTAATTTTAGCATTATTACTCGCGCTCATTGGTTCGTTCTTTTTTACACCGGTTAGAGAGAATTTTGTGTCACACCTTATTGAACCTGGTGCATTTCCAGTCAGCGTAACGAAACCATTGTTGCAAGGAGACTATCCTCTTCAAAAAGAAGCAGGGCTATCAGATTTAGACAGTAGGTCCATGTCGGAGTACTATCCCATTTTTCCAAATAGTTATCTTCAAAGAACGAACAATGTTCGATATTGGGCAACACCGAACAACGGCACGTGCAGCCCTGCAAATATGTGCGGAACATTATACGAAAATAAAAAAATAAATATTCCAGAGTTTCCTCCAATTATTCCTTTTTCATCAAAAGATACGCGCGTTAATGTTTATGCGTACGATGCCGACGCCCCATCGGATATTTACGGAAACAACTGTTGAACCAGGGGAACCATGGTTCCCCTCTGACCCCTCCTTTACATAAGATTATTCCTTAGATTTTTAAATCGAGGTGACACACTTTATGTGTTGATGGAAATAAGGAGGAAAAACTGCCCCCGTTTTCCGATTTATATTCCTTCTTTGTATTTGTATTTTTTTTAGGAGCTCGGTTCTGAAATCCAGTTTGTTTTTCGGTTTCAATTATTTTCCACAATTCTTCTATTTTTACAACTGCATTTTTGAACCATTCTTTATTTCTCAAAACAAGCACACAGCTGTAAACTTCAAGTCGCCAGTAAATGTTTTTTATCCACGTGAGATTATCATGCGTGTTTATTGTTTCTTCAAACCACTCATCAAACTCCACCTTGGTTGTAATTTTTAATGGAGCATACTGATAAAATGGTTTATCGTCTTTTGCAAAATACACAATAACCCCTCGTCTTTTTCCATTCAAATTATAATTCCATTTTAAAGAATCGTTTGTTTCATTTGAGTCTGCATTAAATGCATCTTCATCTTCATATTCAGTAAATTTAGTTTCTTCAAAATCGCATTCCGGTAAATTGCAAACCTCCATTTGAACTTGCATTTGAATCCAATAGTCTTCTTTTGGAATTCCGGTAATCTCTCTAGATACAACATTCTTTATTTCGACCATGCGACCGTAAAGCGGCGATGATGGACACACATTTATTCCATCCGGTGAAGCTCCGATGAAGTAATAGTTTGAGTTCGGATGTCGAATGCATCCAAATTCTTGAACCTTTGTGCAATTTATTTCTTCATATAGTTGTTTTGAAAGCACTTCATATTTTTGACCCCAATGTAAAGATGATTCTGTGTTGACGCGACTGTATTTTGTCAGGTCAAATGGCATGCATTTTTCGTATATTAGCTGATTTTGCACAGACTGTGAACCAAACGCTTTCCAAACCGAACTGGCTGTAATGAGCCCGTGGCGGTGTGAATACCACTCTTCTGTTTTTTGCTCTGGCTGATAAAGTGTCTCTAAGAATTCTAGTTTTTTTTTCATTTTTTCCAAGTTGGGAGACTTTCTTATAAACGAATACTTGTATGACCGGTGTGGACGAATAAATTTGAAATAATCGTGCATTGCCACATTTATCAACTCGTCAATTTGACACGACATGACTGTTTCATTTTCGTCTTCATCGCAGTCCTCGTTTTCGTCGGCGTAGTCGTCATCGTCGTACCTTCTGTAGTTGATAGAAAAATGCAATATGGATTGAACGTGGTCATACACAATAGTTTCAAAATCGGCACTACTAAATAAAAGAGGATTCGATTTTATAAATTCGTCAATTAAAATTAATGCCTCTTCGTGTAAGAGCCCCATGTCATCATCTGATAATATTGCTTCTTCTACTTCCATTTCATCATCACTACTGTAGACGTCGTTGTCTTCCTCGTATTCATCACTGGATGCGTCATCTCCATCTGAATGTGTTATGGATGCGATATTCATCATTTTATCAATATCTAACAATGTGAGAGTAGTTTGGGTTGATTTTGATTTTTTTATTTTTTGTATTTCTTGTATTTTCATTATACGGATTCAATGACTCTGAAGGTAGTGTGGTTAAACTGATATAACAATTTCTTTTTAGATATTTTTTATAATCAATTTTTACTTATTAGACTTTATTTAAATAAAAATTGATTATAAAAAATAAAATATAAATAGTTTACAACATTATATACCATCTTGACTATCTTAAAAAATGGGTGCTTCAGCTTCATTTCATAAATGTGATAATTCGTCATCGTCGTGCTTGATAGCATCAATCGACGGAAACATTGGCTCGGGAAAAACAACAGGCAAGGAAAAATTGCGAGAATATATAATGTCTTTAAAAAAAAGTAAAACAGAAGCAGATGATTCTATAATATTTGTGGATGAACCAACATGTGAGTGGGAACAAATCAAGGATGATAATGGTGTTCCTATTTTGACAAACTTATATAAAGATGTAAAACGATTTGCATTCAGGTTTCAAATGATGGCATACATTACCAGGCTGAATAAAATAAGGCAAGCGTTAAGAACTCCGAAAGTAAAACTAATTATCACAGAGCGCTGTCTTTTAACAGATGCACACGTGTTTGCAAAAATGCTTTATGATGATAAAAAAATTGAACAGGACGAGTACGATATTTATACAAGATGGTTTGATGCTTATGTTGATGGCAATCGGTCGAAAATTTCTTCGTCTGGGGATGCCGAAAATTACTATAGCTGGTACCAGGCGCCGCCGTCACCGCCATTATCGACGTATAGAGAGTTTCAGAAAGACCAGAAAAACTTGATAAAACTTGGAAATGTATCTTATTTACATTTTGATGAATAAAATGTCAAGAATTTTTCGAGGTTTATACTTTAATATGTCTAATTCATTTGAAGTTGTTGGAAATAACTCTCGACCATACACATCTTGAAGTAGAGGCCATTCAAACATTCCTCCATTGTAAATATAAACATGTTTTGTTCCCAGTTTAACAAGTTGTTCATATTTCGAATACACTTTTTCATCATTCGAATTTAATCCATAAATTATTATTTTTGTTTTTTTTGAATTTGTTATAATGTCATTCACAATTTCTTCTTCTTCAGCTATTGGAATTGTGTTTGGAATCAAACATGTCTGGTAAAGAGGGTCAAGCGTATTTATTATCGCATATTTGTTGTTGTTACCATCATTATTATTATTGTTATAAGAATATTTACATGCCATTTGCACATCTTCATAATTTATTTTAAATGTTGAGCTATTTGCTCCCATGAATTGAAATGGTTGAATGTGAATGTATATGAATATTTAGAATGTATATGAATATGTAAATGAATATTTATAATCTAATAAGTATTAATATTCAGAAATAAAACACATTTAATTTTTATGTGTAGGGAGCACCCCCCTACGACCCCCTCTAAATGTAGGGGTATAGGAGGCGATAAGGGTAAGGAGGGGTCCTAGGGGAACCAAGGTTCCCCTAAAAGAATTGATTACCTTGCATACATGAGTCCGCAATTTCCGCTCACAAATGTAAGCATGTTGAATCTCTCCTCAAAAATCGTCAGGTTATAATTGTAGTCGTAAATTCTCCATGTTGGCTTATTCACACCAATCGGAACATTAGTTTCTGGGTCACAAATTGTCAAAAAATTTGCACTTGGGTCCAGCGGCGGATAAAATGTGGTAAATTCAAGCTCAATCGTCGAAAACTTGCTTGCATTAATCGCACCCGATGGCTGAAATTCTGTAGGCTCAGTATTTAGGCAAAAATTGTAACAATAAAGCCCATCGGGAGCAGAACCACGACTGCTTGTATATTTTTCGAGGTAGTTATAAATTCCGGCATCAAGCACGTTCTCTCTGTATTTTCCGTCCAGTAAAATTCCCATATTCAACAATATGTCTTTTTGATTTTCGACGCTGAATGACTGCGTCATAAAAAGTCCAGTGGGTTCATTTAGTGTGGGATTCCATCCGGGACCGTAGCATCCAACGAGTGATGGGTTGTCGCAAGGTGGCGGAGTCCAAGAGCATGGGATTAATTCATTTGGCGCGGGAATTAACCCGATCGGTTTATAACTATAAGGCCAATTTGAATAATTGCTCCATTCATTTCGCAAATATGCATCACTTCTTTGAAAATAAAACATCCAACTGCTTACCATTCCAAGCGTACTTTGCAGCCAGACGCGTCGACTTCCTGTAACATTTTCATAATTCCACTCGTAAATGGATTTGATGAGATATTGTTGAGGCACAGATGCGAATTGTTTAGCTTCATCTCCGGAGAGAAAACAGTATGTTGACATGAGATGAATGTCTGCATTCCAGTCGCTTCGAGTGCTGCTATAATTAAGTTCAACATTGGGAGGTGGTTGGATAAATCGATAAAACTGTTGCAAATTATCGTTAAAATTGGGTTGAATGTAGTTTGGCGTTGTGTATTGAGGAAAGTAAGATGGCAGCGTGTCCTCTCCCGTGTTTACATTTGAAACATCGCGAATCACGAAGAGCTCTCTTACCGGACGAAGCGTGATGTCAATTTGCAGCGTGTTGTACTGCAATGCAACCAAGGGGAATGCCATTTTGCTGCTCATTGAAAACCAGGCATTTATGGGAATGTAAAGTTTTCTAAACCGTATTGATGGCTCAATTCCTGCCGGATCGTTTGTATAATTGTAAAATGCATTTGGGTATTTTCCGTTGTTAGCTGACGAATATGCTGGGTTATTCAACTCCGGTATATTTCCAGTCATTCGGTTATAAAGGTCGCGCTCTGTTCCGTTGAAATTGCGCTGAACGAGTGCCAGCAAATAAGCGCCTGTAATTTTTTGAAGTGTTTGTCCTCCAACCGATATTGTAATGTCTCTAATCATTTGTGTCCCCACATTTTCAATCCACTTGAATTCATATGGCGTCCATGATTCATTGCAAGTTGCGGGAGGTAAAACTGGACTCCAAATATTTGGAAGTGTTACAACAAGGTATGTGTCCATAAGTAACTCTGCGTACCTCGGAATGTAAAATGTAAATTTAGAATCTTCGCTCATTCTCAAATTTCTTTGACCATCAAAATCAATTCTAAACTTTTGTAACCCAAAATTTGTATATTTTGCATATGTTGATTTAAAAAATGTTTTTTTAGGATTTGAATTTAATATAACATTTTGATTTCCATACGCGACCAAATTTAACAAACCTCCTGCCATAGTTTCGTTGTATGTGTTATGTGTTGTATTAATAATATAAACTATATATATAAGAATATTGATTCTAAATAATTAAAACAATTTATATATA